GTTCTTCAAGCAAAGAAGTTCGAGCTAAACAAACGACAGGAATGCTTATCCCTTGCTCTGTCACTGGGCTGCACGCATTACCTTTCGATGGACGCTGACGAGTTCTATCGTGAATCTGAATTCTCCGAAGCTAAAAAGCAAATAGAATCTGAGAACTTAGATGCTACTGCAGTCAACTACATCAATTACGTGACTCCGACTCTGCATCGTGGTTATTCTCGGTGGTTGGTTCCATTCATTTATCGGATCACTCCACGAACTCGACATCACGTGATGCAAACTCATTTTTCCGGCATAGATCCAACTCGTGGAATGATAGACGATTCTTACGTTAAATGGAAGGTATTCGATAAGGAAACAATATCCATGCACCACATGGAAATGCTGAGAAAGGATCTTACTGGTAAGTACTTGGCTTCTAGCAGGTTCTTTCCAAATAGGGCTCTTCTGCCGATCTTGGAAAAGGACGTTAGGGAATCGGTTGGTACAGGCATCCTAAAATTCACAGCTTCTCATTTGGGAGATACAAGCAACCCAAAGGACGGCCATCAATTATTCGAATGTGATAATGAATTTGGATTGGTCGTTTAGAATTTACTAATGGTAACCGATCTGGAAAGCACCATTGGCTTCGCAGCTTCGACAGCGGCGGTCATTGCTCCAGCAGAAGCCGGCATCTTCAAGTCTATTGTGCTAGCCATCACCTTTAGTAGGGCGAATAACGGTTCTCCAAGGACTGCACTGTTCTGTATCGAACTTGGTCCCAATACCGTGTTTTGACCGTCAATGTGAACCGTTTTTGCTGAAACGGTTGCTTTGGAACCAGTCGTTACCCTTACTTCTGAATCGGAAACTATTCGAATAACGTTTCCTTCGAGTGCGATTGTCGAAAGGTCGTCCTTGTGTTCAATGATTATGTTAGAAGTATCGTTGTCTATACGGACAAACGATTTCTTAAGTTCCATCTGCAAACCAATCTGCTTATCGAACCAGAACTTTATTTCTTCATCCCCGTCGAAGAGAATGAAATGCGCACCTTCGTATTTCTTTCCTCCCTTTCTTAATTGTTCCTTGATGTCCTCTCCTATTTCTTGGATTTGAAAGTACTCTGGAGAGTATATGTCTCCAGTTGAGAACCTCACCTTGACGATGGACCCAACTTTTGGAATTGATATTGCCCCACCCCTAGCATCTTGACCAAAGAACATCGGTTTTCCGACTGGTACTGCCCACGGAATATGTTCAACTTCCAGATCGTCGAATACTGAAAAGACTCGAACCCTGCATCTGCCCTCGTACTGAGGATCGTCAATGTCTTCGACTTTTCCTAAGTAAGTAGAAACGAATGTTTCTTCTCCTGGTAAACCAGTTATGTCATCTGTTTGGTATTTCATGCTTTATTCTACTTAGTTTGAATTTTCGGATTCTGGATAAACGTCCCCAATTTCCGAAATTTCTTCTGGTTTTGATTCGTCAGGATAAACGTCTCCGAGATCTTCAGCTGGTTTTGAAGGTTCTGAATCGGGATAAGCATTTCCTATTTCCGAAGCTTCTACTTCAACTGGATCAGTTGGATACGCATCTCCCATATCGGAAACACTAGGACTTGCTGGTTCTTCTGGATAAACATCGCCTATTTCTGCGATCTGATCGGTTACTGGATCTATTGGATACGCATCTCCCATGTCGGAAACTGCTGGAAGCAACGGGTCGTCCGGATAAACGTCTCCTATGTCGCTAACTGATGGAGTTGCCTGATCAGCATAGAGATCTCCCATGTTGGAAACTTGAGGAGGCGGAGGTTCAGTAGGATAAACGTCACCGATCGTCGAAGTCGGAGGAGCTGGCGGTTCGTCAGGATAAATGTCTCCAATGTTTGATGTTGCCGGATTAGGCGGCTCAGTTGGGTAAATATCGCCGATCGTATTCACCGGCAATCCTGGAGGTTCCGTAGGATAAATGTCCCCAATATTTTGAACTTCCTGGGTAACTTCGTCCGGATAAAGATCTCCCATGTTAGCTACCGGTGGACCAGGAAGTACGGTTGGGTAAATGTCTTCAATTCCAGCGATTGGCGGAGTTACGGGTTTATTTGGATACACAGTACCTATTGCGGTAACATCGGCTCCAGCCGGTTGGTCAGGGTAAACATCTTCATTGAGATTGCTTACCAACGGAGGTCCTACTACCGGATTTCTTCCGGTCAGATTTCCGCTGACATTATTGAAATCCGTCATGAATTCGTTGAACCCGGTGTAAGCATTGCCTATCACCTTGGTTTCTACGATAGTTTGTATTTCGTTGAGCACTGACCCCACGATTGCTCCTGGCAATCTCGTAGCAGTTTGCATGAATCTAGTTATGGAACTGTTCAACGAGTCTAATGCTCCTGAAAACATTCCCATTTGACGGAACGACTGAGCCTCAGAAAGCGAAACAGGTTCCTGAATGACCCATCCAACGTTTATGTTGAACGATGGTGCGAACGATTTTTCTTCCGTCGAAATCTTGTGATCTGACTGGCTTCCTCCCATGAATCCGCTAAAATCGAACTCGCACATCTTGCATCTGAATTGAACGATCCTTAGCCCGGAAACGAGATCATTTTCGTCCGTCTTGTAAAACTGCCCGGATCTATCGACAATGTCCCTAATTTCGACCAAATCGATTACCATGTCGAACCATCTAAGGTTTTCCGGAACTCGGTAAGACAATCTTTCTTGGTCGTAAATTGCATACCTGTAATTCTCGGCCATTTCGGTGAGTGGCTGCTTTATCGAATCCATGCAATTAACGATAAGCGCGGTCTTTTGATTTCCCTCTTTCACCCTATGCATCGATTTCCAAAGATCGCCAATTCCCTGAATAGACTGGAAGTACCATGGAGAATCCTGAACTTGTTTTAGTTTGACTTTGAACTGTTTCAGTGCTAATTGAGGATCCGTTCCTGCTGTGAATGGGTATCCTCGGTAGTACTCGTTTAACCAGGTTTCCGTCGAATACTCGACCACTTCGTTCTGATTGTTGGGTCGTATTGTCGTATCCCTAGAAACTACTTCTAATGCTGGGTCCCTCAATAAACTCGAATTGGTTAGACCGTCAAACTGTGGATACTGTTCGGCTGGAGGAAAGAAGTCGATCCTAAACGTTAGGAACACAGGATCTTGAAAATCATCGACTGATGATTTTATGAATAGGTTGGTCTTCTTAATTTCTTCTATTCCCTTTGCCATTATACAACGACTTTATTTTCGGCCGTAGGAATCATCCAATGCCGCCTCGATAAACAAACGTTCGTTTGGAATTTCCCATCGTAGTAAGAATAATCGACTGACCGTACATAGTAAAAATCGCTCAGCGATTGGTCGAGCACCATTGCTTGAGGTTTGTTATCTATAGCAGGGATTCCGGTTTTTATCGGATTCAGAATAGGATTATTAGTTCCATCGTCTGCCATGCTATTTGCCAATATTGCTGTTTGCTTGCTCATGTAAATATTGACCTTCACCCTATTTCCTCTCATCACGTTCACACTGAATCCAGGAAGAGTGACGTTCAGTATGTTCTTTTCGGTTTCCAACCAGTTGTGGTGGTTCAATAATTCTGCAAATTTGTACGATGCATGCGCATTGCTGTAGTCTATTCCGCTCCATACTCCAGTCGTAATCGCTGGGCCATTTCCCATGTCTTCGCTGGACGGATTTGCGAATTCTGGAATAGCTGCAGTTTGCGGGGCCATTCCATCATTCGTGACGGTCGACGTAAGTGGTTCGGTGAAATACACGCGAAAGTTAACATCGTCCTGTTTTTTGGGATCTCCGTTAGCTCCGTGCTCGTACCAGTAAACGTACTTTCTTATCGCATGGCTCTTCAGTATGTCACCGTGATTGCTATCGATTGAGAAATCCGAAATGTAGAATTCGGTTTGCACTGCTTCCGGATAATTTGTCAAAATGATCGGTACTTCAATCTCTTCGTCCACCTTCTGTTCTGGGTCTTGCCTACGCTTATCGATTATTGTTTGGTCGATAGCTTGCCAGCCCTTATCGATTTCCTTGTCCCTACTGAACTGTTTTTCGACATTGACGAAATTCAGTATGTAGTATCGATCGATGAAAATATCGAAGAAATTACTGTCATCACGGTACGAGAATTTTCCAACCTGTTGCAAGAACGATTTGTACGTGTAATTCGGAAGGATCCAAGTCATCGTATCGTTCATTCCTTCTGGCTGATTATTAGCAAAGCCCAATTGTAATTCTTCAGCTACTTTTTGAAGAACTTGTATGGATGACATGTTGGGATAAGCTTTCGAATAATTTCCATGAAGGTATGGAACGTTCAATTCGCCGCTCAGGGTATACATGATCGAAGTCGAATTAGGAATCGGCATGGATGAAATCGAAGTTATCAAAAAATCGGCTGCCATGGATTTCAATTTCTTGAGCGGAGATTGAATGAAAACGCTGACGATAATGTTGGATAGAGGGTATCCCCTAGAAGTGAAAATGTATCCGTTGTCCATCAAAGTTACTGATATTCTCGGAATCAAATCGTCCTGCCATATACTTAGGGCCTTTAACGTATGCTTCGTCAGTTTGATCTTCCCTATGTGAACGATAGGTTCCATCATACCGGCTCTCTGCCTAAATCCCGAAACTTCGCCGTCGAATAGCTTACGATTTGCATCTTTAGCTTTGCTGCTTTCGAAATCGGCGTACTCGATGATAGTCGGTCGTATCTTTGGAGTTGACCGGACTAATATTCTATTCTGTTCGGCCATGTTATACTAGTTTATTTTTTATCAAAGTTTCTTTGAGTTTCGCTCTGGAAACTGGTTCTGGACAATCTTCTTTCTTCACGTTCGTAACGTCTGACCCAAATATGATCTTTCCATTGGCCAGTTTAACTCCACTGTCCAATGCTAAGTTAGGCGGAACTGGAGCAGTATTTGCCACCTGGTAAGCAGAGGTGAGTGGACCAGTCCCGGAATAATTACCTCCCTGAAGAATAGTGGACAACTGTCCGTTGAAACCGGTAAAATTACCACTCTTGAGAAGCATTTCCAATTTCGCTAAGTTCCCATTAACTGCATTTCCTCGTTGCAACAAGTAAGCCAATCTAGCTTTGTCCTTTCTTGTTTTAGGAGCAAGGACCAAATTAGCCGATTTCTTTCTGGTACCGGTTAATCCAGAAAGACTTGCAACACTACTGAATTTCGCTAGATCTTCGGAGCTTGGGATCCTTAGGATGTCTCCGACGTTTATTGAAAATGGATTGGAATAACCGTTATATTTCAAAAGGAGGTCAGCATAACTTTGATCCTGGTAGAAGTAATTAGCAATGAGATCTGGCCGCATGGCAGTTTCTTCCGAAACGACGTATGCTTTTCCAGTGTTCAATCTCACTCCAAGGAACGATACTGCCCTACGGATTAGATCCACGACCACGTCACCGTTTGGTTTGGTGAAGTACAGTTTATTCGATAATGTCTTTAAGTTAAGCATTGCTACTGTTAGGTTTTATCGGACGCTCTATCGAAGTACAGCCATAGCATCGAATCGTCCATTTCTCCAATTTTACTTATGTCGGCTGAAGATTTTCCGCTACCGTCCGCGAAATTGTATCTGTACGCTCTTCTTATTCTACTACGGTACCTTTCGAAAGAACTTGCGCCAACTGATTGAGTTATGCTGTCAATTTCGGTTTGTGATAGGCCCTTAGCCATAGCAGACCATTCAGTGTTATTAACTTCACCGAACGTATCGTTTGCCGAAGAAGGATTACGCATTTTGTTATACATAAGTTTAGCTTCTCCAAGGTTAAACATTCTTTCAATCGAAGCTTTATCCCTAGGTTTTCCTTGTGCTAATCTTACAGTAAATGTGCAACCCGTCGGAAAATCATCAGGCCCCATTTCTTCATCGAATTTGAGCGAACAATTGCTGCATACTAAATCTCCCATTGTAAGAATTGGGTTCATTGGATTTCCAACTACTAGATGCCATTCACCGATTGGTCTATCAGACAATGCAGATTTTACCGAAATCAATTTAGGGATTGCATCAGCTAGCAAAGAAGCAGTACCTGCTTGAATAGTTTTTGTTGCGGCTTCTCCTAATTTGCTCATATCTCCAGTTGTAGCACCCTTAAGAATATCTGCGCTAGCGTCAACGGTTTGCGACATAGCCTTTTTTACAGCATCAATAATCGGTGACATTTGCTGTATGAAATCTGATAAATTACCATTGAATCTCGTTCCCCAATCCGTAAGTAATTTTCCTAAAGTTTGAGTCGTTGTTTCATCAAATTTTACTCCAAGTCTAGGAAAATATCTTGCTAGCTGACCAAGAAATTGAGCGTCATTGTACGTTAGATTCAAGAAGCTCGCAATTAAATCCAGGGCAATTATTTTTGGGCTCAATCCATTGAATGATCTGAATGAATAATGAAAGCTTATTGTGAATGGATTGCTCCAACCATCTTGCATTCCACGAGCTCTCCTAGTTGAGCTGTTTATCACGTTAACTGGACCGTATATCCTATTCCAATACGGACCTTCTGCCGTATACAGTTTCCTTGAGTATTCCTGCAGTCTTGCTTCCTGTTTACTTAATTGCTGAAGCTGGGCATCGTCTCCATTCAATCCAACGTAAATTGATTGAATTGCTCCTGATAATTTCTCTAGCCCAGGGATTTTATCGAAAACATTCGCAATGTCAGTCAATGTGACTTCGTTACCTTCGATCATTTGTGGTTCGTCGATCGTCAGTGTTTCCCAACGCATTCCCCAGTTCATCACACCGATGTTTGAAAGAACATTGTCTGTGCCTTCACCGAACCATGTAACAGCTTGAGCAATCGGAAATGGATTCTTTTTTCTGGGGGCTCTTAGCAAATCGTCTATTGGAAATGGGTATCGCCTTAGTGTTATGAGGCGGTTGTTCGGAATCTTTCCGTAGTTCTTGCAGAACATGAAATCCGTCATTGCATAAGGTTGAAAACCAGTAACGCTGTCCATCGATTGAGTCTTTGACCAATCTATTATCGTGCTTGCCGTTGGATTCGCAAGCGTGGAAGCGTTTTTGATTGCATAACTAGCACGTGATCGTCGATATTGATCTAATAACGAAACATTGTCTCTGATTGCTTGTTTAACACTATCGGTTGGCAAATTTTTTGCCATTGTAACTTCTAGCGTTTGTTGGTCAATTTTAAGTTGATTCTCTATTCCGGATTCAACAAGATCGTTTAATCTTGCAGTTTCATCATGCGGATCAACTTTATTTTTAGAAGCGTAACCGATGAAATGCGCATCTGGCTGATAGATTGCTCCATTGATGAATTTGGAGTACTTGAAGATTGAGAACTTGTTAAATATCGAGTCCACATCGGCCGATATTAAGGACCCGCCAGAGGAACTTTTATCCTTCTTGTAGTCTTCGGACAAGTTCAGGACCAAATCTTCCTTTGGAACTTTAGATAAAGCTTCCAGGTAATTTATTCCGCTGAAAATTTCGCTGACCAGGTAATTGGGTTTATTCACTACGCTCATCGAATCGTGTTCCTATTTTTGGTTATTTATTTACAGACAAACACGAATGACATGGGAAGAGCCATTCACCATCGGATGAATCAGAAACGATTCGATTATTGAAATGAAGTAACTAGTGATCGATAGGTTTGGTGTCACCTGGAATCATCCGATCATCTCGTGGAATCAAGATCAGGATTAGGTATAGCTTTCCACCGACGTTCTGCATCCCCGCCTGTTCCCCTAGCTAACTGTACTGTGATAGCTTTCTGTTTTAGGTAGGTCAAAGCTTCATCGTACTCTCCGTCATTCACCAAGTTCTGAATTTCCGTTCCGTCCGATTCAGACAATTTTACTCTGTATACGATCGGCCAACGCTGAGGATTAGCTTGAGCTCTCATCTTTAACATTCTGATGATGCTGTTGTACTTCTTTCTTTCCGAAGTATTCCTTCCCTCTTCGGGAAGAAGTCCAGCTTTGAAGAGAGTGTCAAAATCGACCCAATCGGCCAATGATTCAGGTTCCTCGATGAAAGAATCGATTCCTAGACAATCGGCCAGACCGAAGTACCATTTTTCCTGTGGAACTGCAATCGATTCGTTGAATGCTGCAAACGATGTTATTGCTTTAGAATTATTCACTTTTTCGTAAACTTCGTCTTTTTCGTCTCGTTCACGATACGGTTCCAAATTGTCGCCGTACAGACCGGGAATCACGCTAACGTTTTCGTCGTTCAATTCTATTGCATTGGCTAACGTGACTTCGTATCGCTTGACGTCTGGTTCGTACCTCGTTGAGTACACCTCGCTAACTTTCGCTTTTGCCCCGGCAATAGCTTGAAACAGTTCGCTCTTTAATTCTTCGCCGGTCGCTTTTATCTTAACGACATCATCGACATTAAATTCCATTGTTAGGTCTCTTATTTTCGTTTAGGAACTGCGAGAAGTTCATTATCGTCATTGAGTCCTCGTAAACGCTACGTTTCTTCTTTTTCTTTTTCTTCTGAGTGTTGAAATCTCCAGAACCGAATTGATTTTCGGTGGGAACACGAATCGGTCCAGCACCGCTTATGGATCCTGGAACTTGAATAGAAACACCCGGAGCAGTTCCGCCTCCTTCACCATCCTCAGTTATCGGAGAAATTACAGGTTGTTTCTTATTGATGACGCTCGGCCCAGGAATGAACATCCTTGAGATGGCATCCGCTTTCATTTCGCCTTCTCTTCCGCCGAATAGTCTGCCTATGAATTTCGCGGCAGTGTTCAGGGTCTTAGCATAGGCTCCATGAGTTTTCTCTCCGAATTCTGACCAAGCTCTCCCAGCCGACGTCATGTTTGGTTGAGCTGCTGGAAAAGCACGAAGTATTGAAGCTAACCTCTTCCTGAACTTCATTATCAAGCTAGCATCGGCGATCTGCTGACCGGTAACTGGTAGGTCGGTCAGTTCGTGTAATTTTAGCTTGGTGTTGAACTTGTAATGAATTCCCTTGGCCTTGTCCAAGTTTAGAGACTTATCCTTGGCCCTGTTTATGAGTTCGTTCACTGTTCTAGCAAGTTCGTCGGTCAAGTACTGAATGACTTCCGGCGAAGAAATGGACTGAAACTTGTAACGAGGTCCTTCCGCTCCACGTAAACCGTTGATTTGCTTTTTGATCTGGTCCGCTTCCGCATAGATTTCTTCTTCTGTCGTGAATAGCCGGTACCTCATGTCCATGATCCTTCTTAGAATCACGGCTTCCTGCTTGTTCCTGAGAGCTTCTTCCTTTACTTGGTTGAATTTTTCTTCTCCAATCTTGTCCTTTATTGTCTGTTCAGCTTTAGCTTTCGCTTGTTTTTCTCCGGCTTGAACCTCTGATGGGTAAATCTCGATCACCTGATCGGCGATTTCGAACGTATCGATTACCTTTTTTGCACTGTGAATCTTTGCATCTTCCTGAGTATCAGCATCCTCAATGTGAGCGATTTCAGGTTTAATCTTTTCGCTGAGCACGGTCAAAAAATCCATGTACGTGTTTGCGAATTCGGTTTTCAGGTTAGTTATGTCTTCCATAACCTCGTTAGCGATCTTGTGAATTTCTTCGTTATCGATGGTTTGGAAAGCCGAATAGATCTTTTCTAGAACTTGAATTCTAGCTGCTATCCTAGCCTTGGCAACGATTAGTTCTTCAAGGCGATACTCATCGATAGGATCCTTCGACATTATGGTTGAGATCTCGGAATCTATGTCCTCCCGTCTTTTCTTGCAGTACGCTAAGTACCTCTTGATCTTCGCCTTAGAAAATTCGGTTCCGAGTTCCTTTTCAAGAATCGGTTTCTTAAGGTCCTGAGCAATGTCAACTATGCCGCGTTCCAATAACTGGTCGATTAGGTAATCCACCTGATTCCAATTGTCGGTGCTTTCACCATTGTCTCCAGTTTTCAAACCGGCCTTGCTTAGAGCGTCCCCAATTTTGATCAGGGTCGTTTCCAGCAATAAATCTTCAAAGTGTTGAATTCTGTTTATCTTTAGAAACATTCTCAAAATTATTTCATTTGCAATAGGTACTGAACCTTATTCTTGAGGTCGAGCATTTCGTCAACGATGTTGAACAGTTCCGAATCCTTATCCCTATCGAAAATTTGGTAGAACATTTCCAGCAGTATGCTATCGACGAGCTGCCAGAAAGCGGGTAAAGCAACCTCGTAATCGTAGAGCATGATCGATGCCTGTCCGAATTTTAATTTGTCCTTACCGTACTTACCTGCGATTGCTTCGATAAGAGTGTCCATCTGACCGATGAACGTATCATAGAATAAGCCGAAATGCCTGTGCTCCGTGTCGAAACCGGTTTGCAGGTGAAGGATTTTTGCCTGATCGGCGATTTGGAATAGAGATAGCATAAAAACTGCTACTGTCGATTCCTTTTGATTCTGTGGTTCTGTTACGTCAGGGGCATCCTGTTCCAGCCGAGGATCTTCTTCTCCAACTGCTAAAGCTTCGATCTTAAACATTTTTCTGCTTACGAATTTTTTGATTTTTCTCCCATGTTTTGAACGGAATCACCCAGAAGTTGCGTTCCACTTTGCTTTTAACGTAGTCGTAAACCGGATTACCCTCAGGATGTTGGAGGACCGCATTCTTTAAGGGTTCCTTACCTTCTCGGTATCTTTTAGCGTTTAGGTGAGTCTTTTCCATGTCTGGATTATTTATTAGCGGATGCTACCAATAAACCGGTATCAAAACTTTATTTCAAGTGTTAATAAAATAGATACATAAAACTGTAATAACGCAACGTTAATGAAATTTGAAGATCTAACCAACGACGACATCCAAACGGTCTCCGAGTTATACAGGAACACGGATCTCACCTGGGATGAACGGATGAATAGATTGAGCAACTACCTTAACAAATCTGAACGCACAGTTGCCAAATGGTTATCCAGATTAGGATTGACCGAAAGATCTATAATCGAATCACCGCAACTCATAAAAGCAAAGGAACGACAACTCGGAGAGAAGAATCGATTCCTCATTACTTGGGCTCAAAATGATACTCCAGTAAATGAAGCTTTCATTTCCAACATGGAAAAGTACGCGGAATACATCGATGCCGACATTCACGTGATAGCCGGCCGATACAGGAATCCAACATCAATCTTCACGGACAAGAATTACGATACTTGGTCAGAACGCATTGAGAAGTACTTGGATGCTAACAGGCATAACGTCCACAAGCACATGTGGATCATGTCCGACATCAAAATTCAACCGACTGCAACTGACCCGATGACGGGTCTTCGTGGTTTAACTGGAGTCAACTCATGCGTGTTCGGATCGCCGAAAGTTCAGTTCGAAACGGTCCCGGTTCTCGAGGGAAACCTCCCAAAGATCATGATGACTACTGGTGCATGCACAGTAAGAAATTATACAGATTCGAAATCCGGTAAAAAGGGAGAGTTCCACCACACTCTAGGTTTCGTCATCATTGAAATCAAGGATGAATCCACTTTCTTCGTTAGGCAGATAACTGCAACGGACGATGGAAACTTCACGGACCTCAACACCAAAGTTGAGTACGATTTCGAAAACGAAGAGAGTACGATACGTAAAGTCAATAAGCTTGCTGCCATAGTTTTCGGAGACGTTCACTTCGGCCAGCACGATCCTATCGTTCTCAATAAGACTCTGGAATTCATGGAGATCATGAAGCCTGAGCACGTCATTCTACACGACGTATTTGATGGCCTTTCAATAAATCATCATGACATCAAAAATCCTTTCGTTCAATACGAACGCGAGATGAATGGGACCAACACGTTGAAGGACGAGGTCGAGTCGCTTCTCGAAGGTTTGGAAAATTTCGAAGGCTCGTTCAAGACAGTCATCGTTCGCGGAAACCATGACGATTTCCTTGACAGATGGTTGCAAACTTCCGATTGGAGAAAGAGCGGCACCTTGAAGAACTCGCTCGAGTACATGGAGTACGCTGCTCTGATACTAAGCGGAAAAGCAAAGAACGGAGTTATTCCATACCTCATCAAGCAGAGATTTCCAGATTTCATAACTTTGGACCGTAACGACAGTTACGTCATTAAGGATTGGGAACTCGGTCAGCATGGAGATCTAGGAACTAACGGTACGTACGGTTCCATAAATCAGTACAGGAACTTGAACACCAAAATCATTGTCGGTCATTATCATTCGCCTGGTAGGAAGGACGGCGCACTCGCCGTGGGGACTTCGACCAAACTAAGAGTGAATTATAACTTTGGTCCTAGCAATTGGCTACAGTCACACGTAATCGTCCATGAGGATGGTAAGGCTCAGCACATTAACTTCACGAACGGCGAATTCACAACACTTCTTTAATCTCTCTCGTACTATTTTACATAAAAAAAGCTCCTCATGGAGCTTTTTTTATGATTCCATCGCGATACCAGAAGTTCCGGAAGTTCCGCTAGAACCTGAGGTTCCCGGTTCCGTTTGTACTGGCATTCCGTCCTGATGATATTCTTAAGTTTTTTCCTCGAGTATGAGATCGATCGATTCGTCGACCTCTATTACTGGAACGCCAGGAGATTTGAATTGTGATAGATCAATCGATTCGTTTAGCTTCTCGTTCAAGTCTCTGTTCATGTTGAAAAATTCTGAGTGAATTGCTGCTGGAGCCGCTGACTTGAATGACTGGTAATCGTTGTCCTTTACTGAGGTCATTATCGAATCCTTAACTCCCGCATTCGGAAGTTCCATCAATCTCAAATCCTTCTTTAGATTGAGGTTACGAGATCTTTTCTTTGCCAGTTCCAACTGAAGAGCAATGTCGCGAATCCTACTTTTGTTTGCAGCAATGATGTTAGGTTCGTAATCTGGGCGAATTTCCTTCAGTAAGTTTTCGACCTCTCCGTCCGGTACAACTACTGGTCCGATCATGAAGCTTGGGTAGATATTGACCAATTTGTGAAGAGCATTCACGACAGTTTCCTTTTTGAAAGGTTTGGTCTTATTCGTTGCTCCGCTGTGAACGCAGACCAACAGGCAAGGAAGACCGTTCTCGTTGAACAGGCCCTGTGCCGATTTTATGTGACCTGGGTGAATTGGTTGAAAGTCAGAGATGATCAAGTTTACCGGTTTAGTCTTCCTATCCTCAATTCCTTTGAAGCTCTCAAAATAACCAGGTTCCTTATCTTCACCAATGAACTCGCTGAACGTTGGGAAGTAATTTTCGTAAATTGCATCTCCCATGATTACTTTGCTAATTTTGTCTACCTGATCGTTCAGGTTGTCCTTCATTTCCTTGGTGAAGAACGTCGAACTTACTCGAATTTTTTTCTTCCTAAACATGTTCAGGAAGACACGATAGATTTCCTTGAAGTTCGGATTCGACTCGATTATTTGAGTCACTCTAGCGTCATTGACCAATCCGAAGTTAACGTTGAAATCTGCACGCTGTAAGAAGTCCGGAATTTGAATGTCAAGGTCCCTGTACTTCTCTCCGAATTCCTTTATGAATGCCAAGTAAATGTGATTGACTAGGGAAATGTACTTCTCTTCGTAAGTTTCTCTAGCCAATTGTATGTTGCGTAGTTCGCTCAATGAGTACTGTTCTATGAAGTTCATCAGGTCGATGACGATGATCCAAATGTAGTCATCGCTCTTCTTTTGATTCTTGTCCGCCGCTCTGGCCTTTGCATTCGCTTGAAATGCTGGGTCGACCAATTTTGCTAGGAACACAGGTTCCTCAGTTTTCTTTCCGTCCTCGTAAAACCTGAATACAACTCCCTCTATGTCTTTATCGAGTGAATCACGTAGGAACGTTGCTTTCATTTTTGGATTGAGAACCGACATGATGTACTTGGTGAAAGAAATGGTCTTGAACTTTTCTACGAGCTCGTCGAACGGAGTGTAAACGAACTCCTGAATCTTGTTCTTCTGTTCGTCAGTCAGCTTTCCCTGGAAAATGATAGGTGGTCTTTCTATTCCTAGAAGGTCGGCCCATTTGTTGAGTTCTTCCTTGCTCTGAATGGTTTCAGAAATGCTACCGTTCTGATCGAGAATGTGAATGTAACTGAGAATCAATTTGTTTTTTGGAAGACGGTCGTATGCGATGACCTGCGCTTTCTTATTCGCGAAGTACTCCATTCCGAACATGTACGGAACTGGGATCTTTTCTATCGTTTCAGGAGATAGGCTTTCGAAGTACTGTACGGCAGGTTCGAAGTACCTGCTCAGAACTCTGTCGATGTACGAGAGCTCGCCGTTCCTTTTGAAGTACTGGAATTTGGACGAATTTGGATCGCGCTTCACGCCAAAGAAGGCTCCGTCCATCTTCTCGTTGATGATGATGGATTTATTAAGGAGATTCTCTATGAATGCCTTACCTTGTTTGTCTAAAACGTCCTTTAAGTGTGATAGCCCTGGCATAATCTTTACTTTTTAGTCTAACGGCCCGAAGTCTCCACGACTCATTGCTTGACCGAATTCCCTTTTTCCATGCGAGTCCAGATCAATGCTAATGTGAGTGATCAAGTCAGCAACTTCCGAATTTCCTTCTAGGTACGAAATCAATTCGTTAGGAATGATGTTCTGAGACGTGGTTTTTCCACCTTTTGCTGTCAATCTCTTTTCGATTTCGTTGTACCTCAAACCTCTTCCGCTAGCCTGCCAAATATAGAACGAGACTTCTTTCTGATTCTCGTCCTTGTAATAGTTCTTGTAGAATTCTTCAATCTTCAGGAGTTCGTCCGAGATAAGTTCGAAAGCTGCGTCAGGCCCGATTTCTTTTATGATTCCGGGTCTGTTAGAAATGATGGTTGCTACGTGAGAAGCATGCCCGTGAATGTCGGCTGGGTAGTGAATCGTTTCCAATTTCGGACACAATCCGATTATAGTTTGCAGTTCGGATAAAAATTCCGCTGCAGGTATTCCTTTGAATGGGGTCTCTAACGATTCATTTACCTCGAAAAAATTCTTTACGAATTTCTTAAGCATTTACCTTTGATAATTTTTGTTATTTATTAGGTGGAATACCTAAAAGCCTATAACATTCTGCCGTAAATGCCACGTCTGAATCATCGTTGAACCTCTGAGTGGTCTCGTTGAAAGTGTTGGTAATGAAACTTAGTTCGTTATTCCATGGTCGATAGTCCAAGCTAGGAAGACCAAATTCGAGAAAATGGCCGAATTGGTGAAGCTCTTCTTCGGTTGAGTGAGCTCCGTCGAATATGTCCTTTCCTCTATTATCATTAGTTTGCCGATTGACCTTGATGAAAATGGTCTTGCAATTACGATAGAGATCCGAATTCAAAAGAGCTTCGTATTCTTTTCTTGCTCTTTCTGGGGTTAACCTGTGTCGAAGGACTGCCCATGTGTACGCTGAAAGTATCGCTCTATCGAAAATCCAAGTATGGCCGGCATAGTCCGGTCGTAAATTCATCTCCATGATTGACATGATGTTGCCGAGACTGAAATAATGCAAAGCCGGAGTTGCATCGAGATCTTGCAAACCCAACGTTTTGATGTGATTGGCAAAGTAGAACTTGTAGTACTCGACCCCATAGAATATCGGGTCCAGCGGATATTGTTCCCGTTGGGATTTGAGACTCTTTAGAAAATTCTCAATGAGGTAAGTTTTGCCGCATGAGCGCGGACCTTCTACGAATAGTATCATGTCAATCGGATTCTTTCCGGTTTACCGAGGTACCGTATGATTTCGATGGCGGACAATGGCAGTTCGAAGATTTTTGTCTTGTCCACGAAGAATATAGAAACTTGCAACTTGGACCCGCTGAGAACTGCTGCGTACTTGGTAAGTTCGGATATTGAGTCCTCGTATATGGTTACGCTCTTAACTGTCGGATTCTCGGCTAAAAGTTTTGATAGAACGTCTGCTTTGTTACCATCACGTTCGCAGAAGAAAACTTCCGTGAATTGACAACCTTGTTCGGAAAGCAATCTCATCACCTGTTCCTTGTTAGCGATCTTTCGATTGGTGATGAGGTAGTTTGGATTTTCAGTTTCTCTGGTCTTTTCGATGACGTTCTCTATTGCAGGAATGTGAAAATCAGGAGATAAGGACCTTTCTGAATCGTACCATTCGTACATAGTCTTGCCCTTCGGTTCCAATGAAGCGAAGTTCTGCGTTCTGAACATGGTATCGTCGAAATCGAATACGTTAATGTGTTTCAGGTTGCTCATTTTCGAGTAGGTATGTTGTTTCTGGAGTCACTACTGAGACTCTCTCTTGAAATAATTGAACTCTCAGCAATTCTGCAAGCTGCAATGCTTTTTTCAGTATTTGATCCTCAGTTCTCGGGAACCGCTGGTAGTTAATATACCCAACAATCACCCCAGGTTCCCAGCCCTTTACGTACCTAAACTCAGTTGGAGTGATTGTAACGCAATCTCCTAAGCCTCTTTCGTCAAGGGTATTCACGAACTTGTCGCAGATTTCTCTGACCTTCTCTATCGTGTGAATGTGATCACCGTATTCGGATCGAAGTCCGACCCAAATCTGAACATTGAATGATTTGACAGTTCTCATCATTATAGTTTACTTCTTCTACTGATAAATAACTCAGTAGTTTAACAATACTTCACAAATTTCGCATGGACAGATCGTTAAGACGCTCACGAGAGTACGATGGTAATAGGTATCACCTGATCAGGGACTGCGTTCAACAGCAAAAGCCTTTCGCCATATACAATTTTACGTCAATGAAGCAGTACAACGAGTTCCTGAATGACTTGGACACGTTCGAGAAGCTGAATTACGTGATCCAAACAATCACGTCGTTGTCCAAGATCGAACAACGAGTGCGCATGGTGTACCCAAGCATCTTCGTTACCAACGAGGGAACGTCCGTGTCCATTGATGAGTTCAAGGAAATCATTCGTGGATCGCTTGCTCACTACAATTTGGACTCTATCGTGTGCTTGTACGACGGAGCCGTCTCAGTTTTCTATCGTAACGGTGACCATCACTCAATTGGTAACACCATCTACGGCAGTAACCAGATCAACGAATTCCAGAGCGATTTCTATCAAATAGAAAGCATTTATTACACCTTCCTGACGTAAAACTTCCACACAATTTTAGGTAAAATACTAAGATGGAAGATGAAAAACCTAAACGAACGTTAGCCGAGGTCTTTCGTGACAAACGAGAAACTTTTTCGGGAGAAATACAGAGCGGAATCAGGCTCTTGAGCAACATCAGGAACATACCTGATGTCCAGGTCACCTTTTTGAGCATGAGACAGCGCCTTCTTGAGGAAAATCACACTCTTTTGGAGCATTTTACTCAAATGAAGAAGAAGTATCGTGAAAAGAAGGGTGAAGAATGGGCCGACGCATCGAAAATAGGTCAGATTCGTTACCAGTCGACCGAAAAGGCGACAATAGTCGATGGAAAGACCGCAGAGTTACGAGAAAAGCTCGAACAGCTCGAAAATCAGATCAAATTTTACTCAGAATCGATCGTAACGGTCGATTCAGTTCTCTGGGGCATTAAAGACCGTATTGCCGCTCAGAAAATTCTCGACGGCAACTAAAAACATCGAACGCGCTTGCTAGTATTTGACGTAACTGCAGATAAGCAGTACCTTCAGTTAGTACACCATGACACCAAGGGTGAATTAAAGGATCTGCAGCTCTACTTCAAGAAGAGGCAACAGGGATACTTTCACAACATTCTTTACAAGAGAAAACTTTGGGACGGGTACGATAAATTCATCGATGACCACCATCGAATCGGTATCGGTCTGTGGCGAGAGGTGTACTACTTCGGCGAAAAGTACGATTACGAGATAGAAATCCGTGGATTGGACAGTCTTTTGAACCTGGAGTTCACAAAGGACAAGTCAGACAAGTTCGCGTCAGTAATGTTGGACGGAACTAACCCCCAAATCGAAGCCTACGATTATCAATTGGAAGCTCTTCACCGTGGATTGAAGTACAAGTTCTGTGCACAGGAATTAGCGACCTCAGCAGGTAAGACCCTGATCTTCTTTTTATACTTATCGTTCCTGAAAAGAAAGGGAATCATTTCAAAGGACAAGAAAGCAATTCTCATAGTTCCGAAAGTATCCCTGGTCAATCAGACAGCTGATGCATTCGAAACGGAATATCAGACGGGGTTGGTCACCTGGAACATTCACCGTATAGGAGGGAAGAACGAATTCTCCGAGAAGAAATTTGCTAATTGCGATCTGGTCATCACCACCTATCAGAGCGTCATTCTCGACGACGGTACTCCAGCCAAGCGTGGAAAAAAGAAAATAGAACGTAAGACCAAGCCGGAGTTCTTCAAGAACTTCAGCGTCGTTTGTGTAGACGAATGTCACACGAGTCGAGGAGATTCGATTCGCAACATCCTGTTGGCCAGCATCAATGCTGAGTACAAGTTGGGACTCTCCGGAACCATACAAATAGAGGAACAGTTCTCGGACTTCTTCAAGATTCAGGAGTTCTTGGGTCCGCTTAGCATGAAGGTCAGAGCGAAGTTCTTGATGGACAACGATTACTCTGCTGACGTTCATGTCAAAATGCTAAAGCTCAAGTACCCAAAGGACGAAACGTTCGTTCAGAAGTATGCCGAGCTGAAACAGATGGAAGTTCATCCTCCTGGGAAAGTGATGTACGATATGGAAAAGGAATTCATTATCTCGTACGAACCTCGAATCAATTTCATTGCGAAGCTCTGTGAGAATTTGCAGGGGAATAAGTTAGTCCTATTCATAAACGTTAAGGACAAGTACGGGCAGCGAATTCAGGATAAGATTCACGAAACTAACGAGAACGTTTACTACATAGATGGAGGCGTGAACGATGACGATAGGAGCGACTATCGAGAAATTTTGGAAAATTCAAATAAATTTTTAGTAATTGAATTAGCTGATAGATTCATTAAAATTAACCAATATCAATTTGTACAGCTAAATGATGGTTCTAGAAAATACGCAAAGGATTTAACAGAAATTGATGAAATCTCAGATGCATGGGTAACTTTACAAAAGTGTCAATATAAATAAGTAAAAGTTCACATTTTGTACAGGTATGAAATTCAAAAATATAAATTACTTCTATTCACAGTTCATTAATGAATTGGGAATGCCTGACGATGACCTCAAATTATTTGAATATTTGACTTTTTTATTACGGTATTCCGAAGTGCACGATAGTACGCAAACAGTTGAATATACTGAAAATCATCATATTCTTCCTAGATCGCCATTTAATCAGCACATCAATGCAAATTGGAACATCGTCAATCTTGTTTATTTAGATCATATTTTTGTTCATGAATTGTTAGCACAAGCGTATAATACCAGACAATTTTTGCGAACATTAAATTTTATGAAGAGTGATATTTCTAAGAATCATAAAATTTTATCGATTGCAGCAAAGAAAGGATGGATGAAGTTAAAGAGCAATATTGAAATTTATGAAAAATGGAAGTTAGCTAGACACGAATTTTTAAAAAATATTTCACTGACAGAAAGAAGTCGTAGATCAAATAAAGCATGGGCTAAAATAAAAGCAGACCCTTTAAAGTATGCGGCACGATGCAAACAAAATAGTGAGAACTGGAGCAATGATTTACGTATATTAAAAAGTAAACAAATGAAAGAATATTTTACAAATAATCCAAAGGAAAGTTCAAATAGAGGTTTGAAACGATGGGCATCGGCTGATACAGAATATCGTAAAGCATTCGGCGAGAAAATAAAGAAATCGTTATCAACTATAATAGTAAAAGATAAAATAAGTACAAAATTAAAAGCTAAGTGGAATGAACCTTTATTTAGAGATAAAATGAAAAACCGTAAAATTCGGCAATTCAAGTATCTTCTTATTTCGCCACTTGGCGAAGTTTTTAGACGAGTTGGCGTCCAATCTATACTTGATGAATTTAATTTTTCAGCAAGTTTATTTAGAAAATTTACGAATTCTAATAAGCGAGTTAAATCAAAGTATCTTAAATGTGAGAAAGTTCGAAATACAATAGGTTGGACAATTAATAAAATAAGCTGATTAATTTAATATGGCAAAAATAGTATCATTAAAAAATATAGAGGAGAATACGAAGGAGGCAACTGGCGTTGTGCTAGTTGCCTCCTATTGAGGTCGGAACGTTTTCTACTGGAATAAACTTGAAGAATGTCAACTACATCATATTCGCCGAAAGCTACAAATCTGAAATCACCGTTCGACAGTCAATCGGCCGTGGAATGCGTAAGCTGAAGGGAAAGTACAAGATCACCATTTTGGATCTCGTTGACGATCTTGATGGGTACATCGTGAAGCACGGAAAAGTTAGGGAAAAAATCTACAAGGAACAGGAATTTGTGACTTCAAAACACGAGTACGATCTGACTCCGTTTAGGTAAAGTTAAGCGACTCCTTCTCTCAGGTAATCGTAGAACCATTCCTCTCCATTTTCCCTGAACTTTTGAACCCTGGCGAGGACTTCTTGTAAATTGGAATCAATTGATTGCAATTTTTCCAATTCGTTAGTAAGAAAGGTCCTTATTTTTTCAGCTTCTTCCCTAAGCTCCTGTACTTCATAAGGCTCATCAATCATACCGGACTTGACAAGTTCCTCATAATTTTCGTCGTCAGATAATTCAACGAAACCTTCGTAACTGTCTTCTTCCTTCGCCGATTCTTTTATTCCTTCGTAATCGTAAGTCATATCCTCGATGCGGTTATGGCAATCGTCATCAGTAGCTACTGGCACGACAACTAACCACCCTCCATTCTTTCCTCCGAAACCAACGTAATCCACCCAACCGTAATCTATTCCGTCAGTTAAAGCTTCCCGTTGATCGTTTAGAAACCGATACCACCAATTGTACAATTCATCATCGCTGAGATTGGAGTAGTTCATTGCTTCTTCGGCTTTCTTCTTGTCTGGCCAGATGTTGTAGACTTTGATGTTCATTACGAAATGACCGGAAGGAAAATCCCGACCTTCTCTTCCCCAATTGTACTTATTTTTAAGCTCTATCCACTTTCTATCAACTGACTTAATGAGTTCAAGTATTCCGTGCTCGAATGGAAAATCGTTGAATAGCCCTTGATACGGATCGCCCCATGTCAAAGTATCATCGAATCGTCTACTTTCGTTGATGAAATTAGAAAAATTGAGTACGATTTCGTTCATTATCCGTGCTTGCTTATTTCGATTGCTCGCAGTTGGGCCAAAGCTTTTTCTTTGGTAGGATGCGTTCCCAACGTTTTCTTTCCCTTTTTGTCAAGAACCACCCATTTGTTTCCACGCTTACGTATCATTTCGTTGAGAACGAAATTATCGAAAGATTCGACGATCTGCTGTGCAGGAACGGCTTGGGTCTGTTGAACTGGTTGAACCGGCGCAGCGATTTGAGAAGGCGGCTGCGTACGTTTCAATAGGTCGGAAACCTTGCTACGTATGAGATCCAATTTTTGTATCTCCTCCTTGGTGAACTGATTTTCGTTCAAATCTTCTTCTACCAACGAAACGTAGGCTAAGAAGGAATCAAGTTGAGTATTGTCCATTTATCATATCGATATTTTTGATGCTATCACTATTCCCAAAATAAGCTTGGTGTAAATCAACTGGAACTGGTAATAGGTGAGAATTATCTGGTACTCTTCCCTGTCCAAACCGACCAGACCTTTTCCGATTGCTAGCTTGACCAACTTATTGATGACTGTTATCAGCTGTTCCTGATTTTTGACCAGGCCTGCAAGGATTTCGCCAGAAGTGGAGTAACTCAACCTGGTACGATTGTCCTGAATCTTCGACGACCAATCTTCAGCAAAATTCACTCCGTCCCTCTTCGCCAGAAGGTCTGGCGCATTTATTGCATCGTCAATGATCTTAGTTGCATGATTAAGGTCGGTTATCTTTTCGGCGATTTCGTTCAACCAATTAAGTTCCTGTTCAAAAATCATGATGGTCATTGAACTTTGACCGGCTTCGTAAACGAATTTCAGCAATTTCGGATCGATTGGAGTCTTCCGGTAATCGGAATCGTCCATTCCCATAGGATTGAACACTTCTCCTGCTTCAACCTGGAACTCGTTGAATGGAAAATTCTCGAGAAACGGGTACTTCCTTTGCACTACGTACGCCTGTTTACTAACAGAACTGATCATTTGGTCAGTCTTTTTTCTTTATTTATTTAGTACATTAAAACTTAAATTGGGTTCACCTATACAATACCAGCATGAATCAAACATTAGAACAACGAATAAAGTCATTGGATCTTAAGCAGAATGCTATTAAGATCCTTATCAATTCTTTCTATGGTGCGTTTGGAAATCGCTATTTTTACTTCCACAATAATGATATTGCTCAGTCCATCACCCTACAGGGTCAGGACCTCATCAAGTTCTCGATCAAGGCAATAAACCACTACTTCATGAACATGTGGCACCTTGATACCGAACTTCACGAGAAGCTCGGTATCTTGGGAAGACCGATTTCGAAGATCGAAAAGGAAGCAGCAATTTACACCGACACCGATTCCATTTATTCCTGCATTGAGTACGCAATCAATTCAATTCAGAGAGATCTAAACTTGACCGATCAAGAAGCTTTGCAGTTCTGCTTGGACGTCAATGCTTACAGACTTCACGAGTACTTCGAACGCTGTTTCGAAAAGTACGCTCAGCATTTCAACACGAAAAATCACCAGAACTTCGAGCTCGAAAACATATCTCGCGCAGGAATTTGGGTAGCAAAGAAAAAGTACATTCTTGAGGTTGCTTCCAAAGGAACCAAGCTTCTTCCGAAACCGTACCTCATGATCAAGGGTCTCGAAGCTATTCAATCCTCGTATCCTATCTGGGCTCGCCAGAACTTGCAAAAAATTTACTGGATCCTCCTGGCAAAAGGTTACGATCTCGATTTCGAAAACGATCTCATTCCGGTGATGAAAGCAATGAAAGCCGAAATGGAACAGATGCTCATCGACGAAATAGCATTCAATTTTTCCGTAAGAGTTTACGAGGAACACCTCAGAAGCTTGCTTCCATTGGTGATGGAAAAAGGAATGCCGATTTACGGCAGAGCTTCAGCTTATCACAATCACGTGATTCAAAAGACAAACAATCAGAAGTATCCGTTGATTCGTAGCGGTTCCAAGATCAAATTCTACTACGCTGCGAATAACGAATACGATTTCGACGTTTTCGCCTATGCACCAGGAGCTTTTCCGGAATTCGCAATGCCTATCGATCGCGAGCAGCAATTCTTCCGTCTCATAGTCGAACCCATAAACAAGCTTCTCTTAGCCATGGGATTCAGCAAATTGAATTCGAAGTTAATTCGTCATATCGAGATAATAAAACCCAGGAGCAGAACGAAAGCTTTCACTAACGACGAAACGTATCCACTGTACACGGTGCATTCGGAAACTCTCGATTTCACTCCTATTCCGGAAAGTGTTCAGCATTTCGTTGGAAATCCGGACGTAACCATACCGCCAGATCTGTTTCCGATATTCATTTCGTCGATCACGACGTACGGTCTTTCGACAGTTATCGTTTCAAAGCACGAATTGCAAAAGTACCGTGAACGTATAGCGAAGAAAAAAGGAATAACGATTACCGATCCTTTTGAAACTCCGTACGATGAGATGGTGATAGTTCTCGAACAGAACGGTTGGGAAAAATCCTGGGGAGACGATAACTGGGTAAAATCGAAAGCTAAGAATAAGGAAGCTAACACAGGTATATCGACGAAAGCTGCGTATTTAAGGGTCATGAAGATCTTACAGAAGAAAATGGTCACTCCGTACACAGCAGAAGAATTAGCGGAACACGAAGAAGAATTAAGAAGAGGTATTGAATAATGCAAAGGGAAGAGGTAGTACAATTCATTCGAGTCGTTCTCACCAAAAGATTTCACGATAATTTCGAGAAGCAAAAAATAGATGACTCCAACGATCGCAAGCTTAATTTTGCTTGTCCGATCTGTGGAGACTCGCACAAAAAGGCTTCTAAGAAAAGGGGCAACCTCTATTTCGATACGGAAGCTTACAAGTGCTTTAATGACGGTTGCATGGCATACATGTCCCTTGGTGAGTTCGTTGCCAAGATGAGTCGCGAGCTTGGAATAATGCTTCCGAGCTTCGTAGCCGAAATGGAATACAAACCGATCAGGATAAAAAGGACGGAGAAGCCATTCCTTCGATTCATGACGTCGGACACCAGCGAGTTAATCACGATACCTGAGGTCATCAATCGTTTCAGCCTAGTACGACTCGATCAAACCGAAAATCATCCGAATGCAGTATCGTACGTGAAGGGAAGGAACCTTCACCTCATAGAGGATTACGGTGACTTCCTGTACACGGACAACTCCGACAATAAGATACTTATCTTCAACTTTGACCGGCGATCTGGGAAGATCCTGGGATTCTCAATGAGGAGCCTCGATCCAAAGGCTGAACGCAAGTACATTATCAAATCGTACACGGACCTGGCAAGCATATTCATACAGAGGGAAATCGACCACGATCTAGTGGAAGATGCGAATTACCTCAACAATTACTTCAACATTCTCAATGTAGATTTTGCAAAACCGATCTGTTTGACCGAGGGGCAGTTCGATTCGATGTTCGTCAGGAACTGCATAGCTACGACTGGAGTGACGAAAGCAAGAAGCATACTTCCTTCTCTTGGAGCGAAGGCAGGTCTCAGGATACTGTTCGATAAGGATAAGGGCGGAAAGGACGAGATGATGAACCTAATAAAGCAAGGTTACTCGGTTCTGTTATGGAATAAGATACTATCCTACCTTAAGAAGATGTGCCAGACCGACTCGGATCTCATTCAGATAACTTCGATCAAGGACATCAACGATCTGTTCAATTTCATCAGGGCAAGAAGGCCAAACTTCACGATAGCGGAATTCAACGACTGGCTAGAACATTACTTCAGCGACAGTCCATTCGACATCGCATACCTTTAAGAATTGACACGAACCAATTGGATAAATAATTCCAAATAATAGGTTCGAATGCCAGCTAAAATACTTTTCCGGGAGAATATTACGTCTGAAGTTATCAGATTATACGTAGATGAATTTTTTAATTGTTGTCAAATAGCTCGAAATTTGCATTTGAAACCCCATCAAGTTACTACCATATTAAAACGTAATGAAATAGCAATTGAAAAAATTGAAAAAAAGTCCAACCGAAAATATCGTAATCTAACGGACTCTACAAAAGATAAAATATCTAAAAGTTTACTCGGAAAACCTAGTGGCAGGTTAGGTAAAAGTATGTCACTTAGACATAAATATAATAATATCAAGTCTCAATTGAGAATGCCAACGCTAAAATTGGAACAGTATTCAAATTATGATAAACTTAGATTTATTTTTCAATGGATTTGCCCATTACGAACTAGTAAAACTAACGATGAAAATTACGATTATGGGCAATCATATATTGAAAAGTTTATAGAAAAATTCTACAATGATGAGTATTTCAATGAATTATATGATTCTTGGGTAAACACTAATAACAATAAGTTAATACGCCCAACCATAGACCATATAATTCCTAGAGCTAGAGGCGGAACTAATCATTTAGATAATCTACAGATTTTATCGTGGTTTGAAAATAGAGCCAAGGGAGATATGACCGAAGAGGAATGGAAACTCTTTAAGATAAATCATAATATCACGTGCGATCTTTTTAGACTTTCTGATAAATAGTATTGTGCACACACCTAAAACTAATACGATCAAAGATTTTCTAAAACCTAGAAATGGCTTGCGCCTTCCTAGACAGGGTTATTATAAGCCAATTTATCCAGAAAAATATATAGGACGTTTAGATCAAATTATTTTTCGAAGTTCTTGGGAATTTCGATTCTTGAAATGGTGTGATTTGAATCCACAGATCAAAAATTATGCTAGTGAACCGATTCCAATTCCATTTTTTAATCCGCTAGACAAAAGAGTTCATAAATATTATGTAGATTTCTACGTTAAGATAATTGGGCAAGACGGAAAGGAAAGTGAATACTTATTAGAGGTGAAGCCCAATAAGTACATAACTCCCCCGAAAGCTCCAGAACGAATGACGGACAAGCAGACCGCAAATTACGTTTGGGCTGCAAAACAGTACATAGTGAATCAGGCGAAATTCGAAGCTGCCAAAGCGTTTGCTGAGCAAAAGGGAGTTAAATTCGGGATCATTACTGAAAACTTTCTGTTCAAATCCATATAAAAGAAGTAATGAAACTTAAAGTCATAAAAGAGTTCACAGATACCGGCGAAATCGCACCGTTTCCAGAAGAGGGAACAGCGTACTATTTCGATAACGATAGGGTGCAAATCAATTACGCTAGGCTAATTCCAGGATACTTTTACACGTTCGTTTCGGTTTCGTCATTCTCGGAGGACGATCTTCCGAGTCTTGACGAGTACCAAGTTGGACTGCTTGATGGAAGGAAGCCGAAAAAACCGTACTTCGATAGAAGGCCGATCATTCTGTCGCTTGGACAGGAGGGGCCAATGGAAGTCGGGTTGAACGTCAAGCTAATGCCGTTTAACTTAAGGAGATGGTTTCTTCAGAAGTATTTGAAGCACATATTTCCGACGATGCTAAAGCTCGTGGATAGCACTGGCGATCTGGCGCATGTGAACAACCGTATAAGAATGCAAGAATCTGCACCCTTGCATTCCATCAATCGACAATTCGTAAAGACTGCTTCCGAACAAACGGGTCTTAAATTAGAATTCCTGGTTGATAAATATACAAGAGGTGAGATGGGGAATCCATTAGCTCTAATCGATTGGGACCAAATTATTAAAATGGGTCGATGCAATTACATGCACGATAAATCAATCGCTTCTAAAACTCCAATCTTCTACTTCTTGACAAAATTTACATGATAATGCATGGCAGGATTTTTAGAAGGTAATCCAATGAAATCGCTCAAGTCCAGGTTAACGGAATTGAGCAGGTTCGGCCTTAAATACGATGACCTCCTCATTAAGAACTCTCAGGCGATCGGTTTTATCGAAAGCCAATTGGGAGGATCAGGTGGAGGCTTCGCAACCGACGATTTAATGAGGGCCACCGTAGCCCTAGCAGATACCACTTCGGCACTGAAGACGAAGGCTATCGCCTTCTTTCAGATGGATTACGTTACGAAACGTGAACGTTTGAGGGACATAGCTTCCAGTGGAGAAATCGAGTTCGTTCTCGAAACAATAACAGACGATGCAATCGTTTACGATCCGGACAATCGCTTCTGTTATGCGAACGACCTTATCGGAGAAATGCAGTACCTCGGAGACAACAAAAAGAACCGTCTCGAGTACCAAGAACGTATCGTCAATGCTTACAATACAGCATTCTCGAAAATTTACAGTCGCTGGGGATTCGATCAAGGAATTTCTGCATGGCAGTACTTCTACCAGTGGTTGATCGAGGGACACCTAACGTTCGAAATCATTTACGATAACATTCTGAAGCCAACCGAGATCATCGGTTTCAAGGAACTTGACCCGGCAAGCCTCTATCCGGAACTGAAAAAGGATAATGAGGGCAAGATGGTCCTCATGTGGTCCCAGCGTGATCCTCTTACTAAGCAAATAAGAACATTAGCCGACTCACAGATCATTTACATATCGTACTCGAATCACATGAGGACGAAACGTGTAAGCTTCGTTGAACGTTTGGTGAGATCTTTCAACATGTTGAGGATCATTGAGCACTCGAAGGTCATTTGGCACACGATGCATGCTCCAATTCGATTGGTTACTACCGTTCCTATCGGAACCAAGTCAATGCAGAAAGCCAAGGAGGACGTTCGTGAGTTCACGAACACCCTGAAGGAAGATATTTACTTCGACGGCGAATCTGGCGAACTGAAAGTCGACGGAAAGCCGAGCATTCTGTTCTACAAGAACTACGTCGTTCCAGTAAATGACCAGCAACAGCAAGTAAAGATAGAACCTTTGGAATATGTCGGTCCAAACCTGTCCGGTTCAGAACTCTTGAAGTACTTTCATGAAAAACTGAAGATGGACTCGAAAATTCCTAACTCCAGGTACACTGAGGGGGGCGGAACGTTCACCTTGTCAACGGAAGGTATTTCCAGGGAAGAAATTCGCTACAACAAATTCATTTTGCGTCTGCGTTCAGCTTACAAGGAGCTCATCACGAAACCTTTGTACTTGCAAATGTGCATGGACGTGAAGGAATTGAGAAATGATCCAAAATTCAAGAACTCTATTGGCGTAACTTGGTACGATGATAACGTATTCGAGGAAATCAAGAATCAGGATCTCCTGAACAAGAGGATCGCAGCAATCAACGCTCTCAAAGCAATCACTAATGACGAGAACAAGTCGTACTTCTCTTCCGACTTCTTGGTAAGGGAATACTTGAAGCTTAGCGATCAGGTAATTCAAAAGAATGCCGATTACTTGGCTAAATCAAAGGGTAAAACGTCTGAGGGACAACCAGCAGAGGTCGAAGTTCCAGCTGGAGGTCCTCTTCCAACCCCGGCTCCTCCACCGGAAAATCCTGAAGAAGCTGGTGGCGAAACCAAGAGCGAAATGGGAACTCCAGAAGGAGGTCTCTAATGGGAGCAAAGAAACAAGGTAAAAAAAGCAGGACGAGATATTCGTTCTGCCATTTTTATGAGCACTAACCTTAATAAGTTGGGTAAATTCAAACAGCCGAATCACGTGGTGAAGGCTGATCCGGAGGTTAATCCTCGTACAGGGCTGCAAACGACCTCTTGCCATTGATAGAAATATCCAGGCCCAATCCGACCTTGAACATGTCGGAAACATCGTCCAAATTGAATGCGGTTGGAACTATTTCGTACTGCTTTGCTAGCATAACGTAGTTCTGTATCTGTTCGGACGCTTCTTTTTCCAATAAGTCTATTGGGTATCCCTCGAATTCGAAAAGGTACTTAGTTGCGTCCAACCCAAACATCGGTTCTCCCAAAACTTCTCCCTTTTTCGTCAGGATCGTCATTCGAACTTGCGTAATGGTGTTCTCGATGTCGTTTTTTGACTCGAAAACGTCCGCTATGAAGTTCGGATCGGTTGCTTCCCTGAAATAGAAATCTGTCATTAGAAGTGGACTAAGTAGAGCCAGTCAGGCGTATTTTCGCCCTTCATCATTTCCAAAACTGCCGTGAATTCAGCATCAGCCTTGGTGACGAAGGTATTGTAATTAGGTCTGATACCTCCAGGTAGGTTGAAGTCAAAACTAGTGAGCAATTCTCCCAATCTTACTTTTGCTTTTGCCCTGGTGTACCTCTGGAACATTTCGTCCTCGTAAAGGTACTGCTCGTCGATTTTCTTAGCCACTTGCATGACCATTTTGGTTGTTGGCGTTCTACCCGTTATGGAAACGCACTTGGTGTTCTTATTGTAATCGAATGCTATCGTATCAAGAATGAAATTCTTCGTGATGTCAAGGAATGAGAATAGAACCGTACGATACACCAGAGATTCTCCAATGAATGGAGTCAAAAAGACTTCGGATCCGATGAATTTGTTGTCCGCGAAGTCACAGTCAATGGTTCCGAATATGGAATTTCCCTTAGGTTCCTTTACTTCATAAACGAACTGAACGCAGTCCGGCATTCTGATGGTACGGGACTGTTTGAACCTATCGTTCGAAAGAAGTTCGTTCGGTATGAGCAAGTATCGAGGCTCTACCGCATGTCTCCAATTATCGTAGAAGTACCGTTCGGCGTTAATAATGACACGTTCTATTTCCGCATCCGGGATCGAATACGGCAGAGCCTTTGCCAAGGTAAGTTCGTTCTTGATGTCAATTAAAAGTTCGGCTCTTGTCATTACGTTAGTATTTTTATTCTTCTGATCCTGGAGCTGCCATTGGCTGCCCTGCTGGGTTTCCGCCTATTCCTGGAGTGTTCTGAGCAGCCTGTGTTGCGGTCGGAGCGGCGGTTGTCGTTTGTGTAGTAGACTTCGCCTGCTCTGCTGCTAATTGCTGTTCGAACTGATTCTCTTGTAACCGCAGATCGTTGTAATCCTTCTGTGCCTTAGTTAAAGTTTCCAAAGCTTGCTGGATCTTCGGCTTCAGAGCGTTCAACTGAGTTACGATAGCATTCACATCCTCATTTATAGGATTTTCGACAGTTGCCGAATAGTCGGGCTTGTTTGTGGTTAGAGTAGTTAAATCCGCTCTTTTGACCTGGTCCACGAACTTTTCCTTCTTCTGTGGGTCGACGTTATCGCCTTTCAGAGCAGTTTTTGGATCCTGCAAGGTGTCTGTTTTTGCGAACTGGTCGAAATTCATTACTTTATCTGACATGTGATTCGATACTTTTTGTTATTTATTTGATCCTCCTTCTAGGTACTCAGCGAAAGATTTAACGTGCTTCTTTTTGGTCAATTCTCCAGGGTTCCGTCTGAACTGGGTCACGTTATTTGCAGGATTCAAATCCCATCTGGAATAAGGAGCAGAATTCGTCCATTGAGTAGGAATCGCTCCGAGATTGGTGCTTATTGGAGTTGGAGAAACGTTAGGGTCGGTTTCCTGATTGAACGAATCGGCTGGGATAGAATAGGTTCCGCTCGCTTCTTCGTTCACTATTTTCCATAGTTTTTCCTTGTCCACTTGTCTTGGCAATGCCGCAAAGAATTTTTCCTTGTCCATGTTCTTAATAAATTTTCGCATGTCGGTACCAGATACACCCTCAGGTCTCTTAGTAGTAATGCGGTTGATTTTCCCTATTCCCCCAGAAAAACGTTCGACAGTATCGAACCTGTTCATATCAGAGTCAAGAGAATATATGTTGAGCGTGACGTTCCGGGCGTCCTTGCTTTTTCCCAACAGGTCGATGAATTCGTAGGCTGTTTTTACTGGAGAACCTTCGGCCAGGTTGATCTTCACAGATTTATCGTCCTTGAAGTACTCCTTTAGGATCTGCACGGCCATCGCTCCAGTCACGCCGTCCATTTCGATAGGAGAAACGAAGACCTGAGTCTCGTCGTTCTGCTTAGCTATCTTTTTGATGGCTTCGTAATGACCGACATGAGGTGGCTTGAACTTGCCAGTGATGATCCCGACCTTCTTCATTCGCAGTTAGACTTTTAGGTTCTGTGAAGCTCTTATCAAGCATTCTGCCATGTAATGAGTGCATTCCTTTAGGAACGTCTCGTACGTTTGATTAGGATCTTCTGAGGTCTCGTAAATGTGAGCTTCTTTGATCAAAACCTCATTACAGATCTGCTTGATTGCGGTCTTTGCATTTTCCGATAACGTGTCCGGATGGTCTGAACAACCCTCGCAAGGCTGAGCCATTTCTTCAGGTTCCTTTAGCATGTCCTCTTCGTTCATTTCTTCTGTATCATCGTCCTGATCTTCTCCGATTGGAGTTTCAGAAACGTTAGCCTGAAAATCCTGAAAGCTTTCGAAAACTTTGTGACTTTCATGATGATTCGAGGAGCCTTCTTTGTGGCTCGTTCTTTGTGTTGTCATTGATTCGCTCTTTTTTTGATTTTCGGCTGAGTCCTCACACGGAAGCTGTTCCTCAGTTAGAGTAGCGGTTTCGTCGGCAATGCCTTGACCGAACTTCTTTAATACGAATTCAGGGAGGTTGAATTTTCCGAATTTCCCCATTTACTTCAGATATTTATGGTTATTTATCCGAAGAAGTTATCTTCTTCCGGACAAAATCCGTATAGCGTCAGCCATATTTGTTAGGGTGGAAGACTTTATGCGAGAGTAGGAAATAAGAAGGTTCAATTCCTTTTGAAAATCGATAAGTTTATTGTCCCTCTACTTATCGTTGGATTAGGACTTGGCTTGAAATTAACAATACCTGTCATTATACTATCGCCAATGATAGTAAGAATTTCGTCGTCCGTTAAATTAAGGTTCTCTAAGTAAACACCAGCCTCGTAATGATCATGTGATCGGTCTGAACTGGGACCATGTCAGTATCCGCTCCAACAGCTTATTCCACTAGTTCCTTGCATGTTAGTATGCGCCTAATTTTATCGAGAAGTCAAGTGCCACGTTATTCAATGGTTCGTACGTTGGAACGTATCGCCATGATGGCCCGCATGAGATGCGAAGCTTCTTTAGCACGTTTATTTCTACGCGAGCTCCGACCGTGAGAACGAAGAACGCTTCCGATTGTAATTTCATTTGGCCGGTGGTCCAGTACTGAGCCGTTTCCGACATGTAGTAAGAGACTCCGCCTGCACCAATCACGACCGGTACGGTCAAATGAATTAGGAATTTTGAGAAGAAAGTAGGTTCCAATAACAGTCCGCCGTACCCGTAGTACTTCTTTATGTTGTAATACGTGTATCCATGAGGAACCAGAGCGTAAATTTCCGAAGGTATTCTCGGATCGACTATGAACTGACCGGTAAGCCCAATGGAGAACACGTGATTCACAGTTGCTCCAAGAGTTCCTCCCAATCCCCAAACGGTCTTGTCATTGGCCCAGGATAGGGAACCGTCGAAAGAAAAGTAACAGTTGACTACCGTAGGATCCGGAGAACTGTTGAATAACGTTGCTGAACCCTGTTCGGTCTGTGCAGCCGAAGCTAAAGATAATAGGAACAGAAAAACGATCAGAATCTTTTTCATATCTACTTTATTGATAGGCAGTCCTCTTTCGCCTTCCTCGTGATCACCAGGTGATCTCCTTTTTTGACCTTATTGTCTACATAGGCTTCGGCTATGAGGTCCTCCAGGTGTGACTGAATGACTCGGTGTAACGGACGAGCTCCGAACTTTTCGTCGTAGCCTTTTTCGATAAGGAATTCCTTCGCCTTGTCCGTGATTTCGACGAAGTACCCATTTTCTTCTACTCGTTCCTTGAGATTGGCAAGTTCGATGTCAATGATCTTTCCGATGTCAGCCTTGGTCAAGGAATTGAAGGTGATGATGTCATCGATACGATTGATGAACTCCGGCGCGAACTGTTTGCTTACAGCTTTACGAAGAACCTCGTTCGCCAGTTCCTTTTGCCTTTCGATTTGACCGGCTGTTGCAAATCCTATGCCGGTTCCGAACTCCTGCAAAGTTTTTATCCCAACGTTCGACGTCATGATGATGACCGTGTTCTTGAAGTCAACGGTCTTTCCCAAACCGTCAGTCAAACGACCGTCATCGAGAACTTGGAGTAGCAGGTTAAAGATTGAAGGGTCTGCTTTCTCGATTTCGTCGAGAAGCACGACCGAATACGGCTTACGCCGAACTTTTTCGGTCAACTGACCGCCGTTCTCGTAACCAACGTATCCCGGAGGAGCTCCAATTATGCGGCTTCCTGAGAATTTTTCGCTGTATTCGGACATGTCAATACGAAGCAGAGCATCTTCCGAATTGAAAAGGAACTTTGCAAGCTGTTTTGCTAGTTCGCTCTTACCTACCCCGCTAGGGCCGATGAAAAGAAACGTTCCAATCGGCTTTTTCTTTGACTTCAGACCGGCTCGTGAGCGTTTTATTGCCCTTGCGAGCTTATGGATGGCCGAATCCTGTCCGACTATGAATTTCTGTAGAGATTCTTCCATTCCGGACAGCTTCTGGATGTCAGTTCCCGTCATTTTATTGACCGGAATGCCAGTAATGTTGGAAACAAGCTTGGCTATGTCATCTTCGGTGACTGAAAAGCGATTTGCTTTCAGAGATTGCTCCCATTCTCTCTTTGCTTCTGTAATTTCATCGGCCGCCGCAAGAGCTTCATCCCTGAGTTTTGCTGCGGCTTCGTAATCTTGAGAATTTACAGCATCGTTCTTCTTTTTGATGACCCCGACCAATTTTTCTTCGAGAGTTTTGATGTTAGAAGGAACTACCACACCGTTTATATGAACTGTAGCTCCAGCTTCGTCCATAAGGTCGATCGCTTTGTCCGGAAGCCATCTGTCCTGAATGTACAGATCGCTGTACTTGACGCAAGCGTCCAAAGCGTCCTCAGTGTACCTTACAGAGTGATGATCTTCGTACTTTTCCTTGATGTTCTCGAGGATTTCACAAGTTTCGTCAGCGGTTGGCGGATTTATGATGATTTGTTGGAACCTGCGGTTGAGAGCTCCGTCCTTTTCGATTGAATTACGGAATTCGTCGATAGTTGTAGCTCCAATGCACTGAATTTCTCCCCTTGCGAGAGCTGGCTTAAGAATGTTAGCAGCATCGAGCGATCCGCTTGCGGATCCGGCTCCTACTAAAGCATGAACCTCATCGATGAACAGAATCATGTTTCCGTTGTGCTGGACTTCCTGAATTATCTGTTCCATTCGCTGTTCGAACTCTCCACGATACTTGGTTCCGGCAACGAGGTTAGCGAGTTCAAGGGCAATGATTCTTTTTCCGAGAAGTACTCTCGGACAAGTCCGGTTCACTATCATGGTCGCTAAACCTTCGACAATCGCCGTTTTTCCAACGCCAGGTTCTCCAATCAGCAACGGATTGTTCTTTTTCCTTCTCGAAAGTATCTGGCTGCATCTCTTGATTTCTGAGATACGGCCTACCACTGGATCGAGCTTTCCGTCCATTGCTAATTGAGTCAGATCCTTACCGAAGACATCTACTAGAGGAGTTTTAGTGCTTTGAGCTGTCTTTACCATTTACTTTCTTTTTGCAATTTTCGAAATGCCATCTGTACATTCCGTTAGTTTTTCCGGAAGTGCCACAGTGTGGGCACGTTAATTCGCGAAATGCTGTTTTGTGTGTTTCAAAATATGCAGTTAATGTACTGCTAATTTTTTGTAATCGTTCACTTTTTTTAATCGGATCAATATTTTGCCAATCTCTTTTTACCGATTCTCTACGTTTATTTCTTTCCTCTTCTGCATTTTCAATTCCGTGAATTTGTTCATACGTTTTACCGGATAAAGCTGCTGATATGCGGTTCTTTGTTTCTATTGAGTGATGCATTTTGAATCCTTCTCCACCGTCAGTAAAATTAGAAAGAATTCCGTCATTTGTAAGTTTGCCATATCTTAGAATGTATTCTTTTTCTAATCGACAGGCTTCCTCCCAAGAAATATTGTCATGTAATATTTCGACTTTATATTCTGTCTTCTTAACGATGTTATTCCATAGCGGATTGCGATTGTGTTTCTTATATGCACGTCGGTAATCTGGCCCCAATCCTATTCCGATATAAAAAATAGAATTCGTATCTAATCGTATGTGCTGGTAGACATAAGCCATAACTACTGATAATTTAGGTTATTTATCCACCAACCTTTCACGACTAATCCCACCAGCCTTTCAGGCCGCTTCCGTCGAACCATTTATACCAAAGATCTTTCTTCTTTTTCTCTTCTTCTGTCATATCCTTGATGTATTCCTGGTAATCGTCGTAATCCTGACCTTCGAGGATCCTGAACAGTTCTTTCCATGTATCTTTTTCGATCTTGTGAGAAAGGTCTAAAAGGGCCTTATTTTTGGCTCTTTCTTCATCCGTTTCATCGTCAAGTAAGGCAACCATCCCGTTTTCGTCAGGCTTGCCAAAATTCCAACGCGTAACGAGCTCGTAACCTAATTCCTTCTCTGCGAGCTGAATAAAATCATCTTCGATGTGATGTTCGAGAATTTCTATTGCCCTACGCATTTTCTGAACCTTTTTGTTCCTAGGTTCTTCGATTTCGTGGCCGTGAAATTCCAGGTAATTTGCAGTACGCTCAAGGTTCTTTTTGAGCATGGTAAGTGCATCGCGAAAGTCGAACTCGTAGTTATTCCAGAGTTCCTTTCTGAACTGCCAAACGTTGGTGCAAAAACGTGGAATATCGTACCGAAAAAGGTCGATAATCTTCCAGTACCACCTTTCGTGGATTCGAAGCTTCCTTAAGCTCTTGGCAAATGTGTCCGCAAATACGATATTCATAAGGTACTCATCTTTTTGTTATTTACCTTTTCCGTCGATGGCATGCTGATCTTCGACGATCCAGCGTAAGAAGGCACGAATGTTCATTTTGGTTTCGTGTTTCAGTTTCCTTCTGAACCTGTGAGCTTCGTGATCGAGGATGTCATTCATCAATGCATAAGCTGCCTGGTAGAACCACTGTGAATGAAATCCCTGGTGGTTGTCAATGTAGACCATGTAATCTTTCGAATCGCTTTTTATCATGATTATCAGGTCTTTCAGAACGATGAGAGTTTCGTTATCGATCCTGTCGTATCGGATTGCTTCAGGATGTTTTCTGGCTTCACCAACTACGAGATCGAAAATTTCTTTCTGCTCAAAGTTAAGGGTCTTTAGTGCGGATTTCTTCAACACGGACCTGCGCTTGATTCGCGTTTTAGCGTTCATGCGCTTAATTTTATACTGCAATTTTTTTAACATTTATGCATGTATTGCTTTGTACTATTATACCAAATAATCAAGCTTTCGGAAAAAAGTTGCGCAAGTCATTTTCCGTAACAACAGTCTTCCGTGGCAATTCGAATTCAACGAAAGAATCGCTGACTCTCATGCTTTCGACGTGCTTCCATAAGCTGGGAATATCGAAACAGACAGGATTGTGATCTTTGTCCCATGCTTGAACCTCAGTAGAATCCGAGTTCCTTTCGTAGAGGTACCAGTCAATCCATTCTGCCGCATCTCTTCCGTAATACGCATTAAACAGGAGGCTTATTGCCCCAACCCAACCGTCCTCGTAATGCATGAGGGCTATTCCTAACTCCGACACTTCAAAGCTTTTCTTGCTTTGTTTTTCCAGAGTAGTTATTATCAGTTCAAATACTTCAAGTTTCATCCAATTCGATTTTAGGGGTAACGGTTATTTTTTCGAAAAAATCTTCCAGAGCAGTTTCTATTCCAGCCGCTATGAGAAGCTGTAAGTCAGCAGGTCCATTTACTTGCTTGTTGCGTTGTGCCACTGCCAGTGCTTGGACGATGCTTTCTGCGTATTCGTTAGCCAATGCAGGTAGGTTTATGTCAGCTGGTTTTTCCATTCAGTATTTCAATTATTTTTTCAACGTTGTCTCGCAGTCGTTCAGTAGTGTCCGACCAATCTCCTATGAGCCACACGTGATTGTCTTTGGTGATGTGAGGGTATTCCTCGGTCATGTCCTCGAACTTCGGAGCAACGTTCATATCGTCTATCGCTACCCAAGTTTTAATTTCATCCACGTGATCGTTCACCCAATCAGCAATCTGTTTTGCACGATCGTGTGGACCGGTAGAACTCATCTTAGCTTTTCTATCGTGAGTCACGTCGATAATGACATTAGGTATTCCATAGAACTCAAAGAACTGACCGAGCTCATTGATCGTGTAGTGCTTCTTCCAATCCGAACTTATGACGACCTTTGCATCAGTCCTCCTTATGATTTCGGCCAAAGCATCGCAATCTTCCCTTTCCCATTCGTATGGCAATTTAAGAGTCTCACTCACCTTTACTCTGTGCGAATAAAGGCCGTATGATAAAGGTCCGTCTATGTCAACGAATATTACTTTCATTAGTCGATCAAATTGTGCAATTTTATGACGAACTTCGCATAGAGGTTCTGTCGTACAGTTTTTGCGATCGGATTCTTTTCTCTTTCCAACCTCGCCAGAAATAATTCTGTCAATCTATCAGCTGCTAGCAATTGCTGTGGATCGTTGCACGACATGATCACTTTCTTTACCCAGCGATACACGTCCTTATTTTCTTTTCCTTCTGCTGCCATACTATTTTACTTCAATGTTAGTTCTTCCGTCGTTCCAATACTCCGGTCCACCGTAGTAGACAAAAATTTCTTCACCAGCCTTTATGTCACGACTCGCAAAGAATTTGAAGGTCTTACGAATCTCATCCGATACCCAGTAAGCTGAGGCTGAGTTGCTGTGATTGTACATTGAACCTGCTCCTAATACTACCACTTGTTGAGTTGTTGGAGTCATCGAGCCGTTAGGATAATTGAATCGATAGTCCTGTAAAAGAGGAGAGGATTCGAAAGGCTTTAGACCCAAATCGAGGAATGGACATTCCTCGATAAGTTCTCCGGTTGATATGTCGTCGATCGCGAATACGCCCAATCCGTGGATTGGGCTCGAAGCAACCTTTATTTTACGGCTTACGAACAGTTCCATTAGCTTATGAATTCCGCTATTTTTCGATCGAGATCTCCGGCTACAACGTGCGAACCGTACTTGGTGCAAAAGTGCGAGATGAGAGCTCCACCGTTAAATTCCAGGTACTGAACGATCGTCAGGTTCTGGTACTCTTTCATCCACCTGTAAGCATGCATGCGTATGCATTCCTTATAGATTAGATCCTCGGTGAAGGCTACTGGTTCTGGTTTTATTGACATTTCGTTAGAGACGTATTTTTCCTGCGTGATGGCATGGATTCGTTCCTTTTGCTTGGAAGTCAGCGAATGACGCGCATGCCACAGTTCGATGAGATCCTTTGCGAGTTCCTCGTCGTAATACGTACTTCCTTTGTCTTCGTTGATAGTAATAAGGATTCAGTATCCTTCACAGTAGTATGGCTCATATCGATTTAAGAATTTTTCCTTAACGATATTATACTACTGGCTGGCTGTTTGGGTTTAGCTTTGACCTGCGATTTTTTAGGTCTTGAGGGCTTCTTTTTCGGATTCTTTCCGAATATGTAAGGATCGCCGGCTTGAGTTATTGCGGCTTGCTGAAGGAATTGAGTGAAGTTCTCGACGATCCTGCCCATTTTTATTTCAATTGTTGACCGAAAATCATCGCTAGAATGATTCCGGCTAATGCTGTGAAAATGATCCAGAGGACTCTGGTAACCGTTGTCTTAAAGGAAAGTATCTCTTTATGCTCATCGAGCATCTTTTGGTATTCCTTTTCTTCAGCTTCCTTTTTTGTTTTGAAAGCCTGAAGGTCATGGTGTTCGGTTATGAGTTTCTGAAAGTCCTTTTCCTCAGCTACCGATTTCTTTCTGAACTCGGTATTCTTGTTGACCCTCACGACGATCCCGTCCTCTGGGTCCAATAACTGTCGCTTTATTGCACGCAGGTCCTCTTTTATGTCCTCCTGCGTGGAGTCGATATTGGTGATCTTTTCTTGGATCGCCTTTAATTCCCCATTAGGAAATTGTTTTTTGATTATCTCTAAAGCTTCAAGGATCTCATTCATCATGAGATTAACATCGCCGTCTGTGCGAGGATCTGCCATTTTTAACCGAATTTTTTTAGTAAAGTTGAGTGTGATTAGTCTACTGCTGGAGTTTCCTCAGGTTTCTCTCCGCCTTCTGGTTCTGCTGGTTTTTCAGCGCTTGCATCAGTGTCATCGAGAACAGTAACATCGTCTCCGCTTTCTGGTTCGATGGTAGCTACTGGAATTTCTGGCTCAGGAGTAGGTTCGCTATCGACCATTGCTGGCGTTACCATTCCACCCGATTGAGCTGCACAGAATTCTTCGAAGTTTAAGATTTTGGTTGAACCCTCAAGATTAGCACCGTCCATGTTAGGCATGTTCATGTTATTGCCGTCCATATTCGTTAGGATAATTTTGATTTATTTATCCTGAGGGGTGGAACAATTTGAGCCTCGCTCTCCCAAATTGTATTAGGCAGTCAGTTTAGTCGAACAGATTGGACAGGCTTTCCAGTGACTTTTCACTTTAGCCCCACAGTTCGGGCATTTTCTACGAATCTCTCCGATTTCGATAGGTTTCGCACTTTCTGGTAGAATCCGATAGGAATACGTGTTGCAAGCCCACGAATTGAAAAATCCGTAAGTGTCGACCAGTTTTTGATCGGACTTACCGCCCTGTTCAACGCGGCCAGTTTCCAAAGAAGATTTGGAAAGCTTGCTTCGTGTTTTCGATACCGTCGCTTGTTCCATATTAGCTGCAAAGTTGTCGTTGAAGTTCAACGAATCCTGAGAAGCATTGCACGAAAAACTGGCATTGTTCATGTAACAGTTCACGTCTGGTTGCGTTGTGAAGCTGGAATTAGCGTTGTTTGTCAGAGTGGTTCCAATGGACGATCCGACTCCGCCGGTATTCGTATGACTGAAGAAATAGTCATTACGGTAGAACGGTTGCGGTGGACTGATCGTTATGGTTCCTGCTCCGTAAATCCAGGTGTTTGTATAAATTCCGGGGAATACGACCTGCTCGTCGTAAAAGTCCACCTTCACGAGTCCATTCAGCTGTGCTGCTTCGATCGCTTCGACGGAATTTTCGATTTCGTAGGTGTTGAACAGGAACTTGCGATTGATGTCAAGGAACCTCTCGAGATAAACTCTCTGACCGGGTTTCACGACGATTCCGCCACTGGAGACGTTAACTCCATTGATCATGATTTTTGCAAGAACTCTTGTTGTCTTGGGGTTCCACAATTCGATCTCGAACGTTGAGCCGTTCTTGAGATAAACGTTTGAATCGTAGAGTTTGAGGCGATTTCTGTTCACAGTGATGTGAGCAGTTGGCCAATTATTGGCGTTTGAGCGACCCACATTGAGGGTGCTCGATTGATTTTGGTACATAGCTTTGTTGCATTATTTTTGCTCATCTCATCGTGACCGTGGTCGATCACTCGAGGGCCCGCAGGCTCGAGACGAACAGAAGAGCGAGGCTTTATGTTCCAGTAATATTTATACGAAGATTGGAAATTTAGTTTTGCGGATATTCTCGCTTCACTAGCTTGACGCAATCGCTGACCTTAAAGCATAGAACTGCTAACTGGTCGTAATGCACTAACGTGAACTGGATGATTATGTCGATTTCTGATTCTGTGCATGTGATGAGAACCGGGATCATTCGATCCACGAATAGCTTATCATCGTCGCTTACCCACTGACCTTTTGATGTCTTGAAAATAGTCAGTCCACCAGCAATTGATCTGACATGATCGTCCCATTCATGGTGGTGAGTGATGTGATACTTTCGTCCGTTATTATCGTGAAACGGAACGAAGATCTGTCATAAGTATTTTTCGGTAGGTTCCATAGCTAAAAGAAAAACTTCCCGTCCCTTTTCCCAGTGGACTTGGCACTTACTGCATTATTACGTTTGTTGGCAGCGCGTAATCGCACTCTAGCCCAATCTCTACATGTCAGTCCTGCTTACCGCCTAGCTGAGGCGTCGGCGTCCATCGGTGTTGACCTTCGAGCGAGGAGGTATTGAAAAAAGTTTCGTATCATGGCAGCAAAATAAGACCGACCATCGTACTTGCACTGATCCCATAATGAGAGATCGTCATAGAAACAGAATGGTCCATTGATTCCTCTCAGCATTTGACTGAGTTCGTGTCGATCTGTGGGCTTGTGTCCTTTGAATACTACCATGACGTTTTTGTTTATACTGTACCACTTTTCAAAGTGTCCCGTACTTTCATGATGGCTTTTCCAAGTAGATTGAGACCCGGCCATTTGCTAGGTTCCGTTCTAAGAGCGTGATCGGCGTCCATGCCGATGCCCCAGATGCTGTCTACGGGACTTGCTTCGACTATGATAGATTCTCCAGTATCCATCAGAATCTCTTTCAACTCGGGATTCTGAGTGAATTTTAGCATGTTGCCCTCGTAAACGATTTGTTCTTTGTTCTCGTCCCATAATTGGGAATTGAAGCCCTGAATCTCTCTTCCGAGCATCTTTTGAACTTTCGGATTGTTCGTCTGCATTATTCGAGCTGCGGTGTTCGGATCTCCCATCAGCATGGCTTTCCGGTACATCATGTACTGTTCGGCAGTGCAGAATTTTTTTCCATCTTCCGTGAATTCGCTCTTGTACCATTGGGAGAACGGCCCGTTCCAAAAAAAGTGATATGTTGCCATGTTAAATGTGGTCTAAATGAAATTTTACTGCGTCGAGCATCGCATCGAGCGAATCGTGAACGTACTCGAAGTTATTATACTAAAAGAGAATAGAAAGTTAACGGATATTTTCCATATCCTCGAACTTGGA